AATTCACGCAGCAAAATTCCGGGCGCGCTCAATTTGTAGAAAGCGCGACGCATAACTTGATCTATGATGTGCGCACCACAAACCCGAAGACTGCTGCAATGATGCTCACACGCAATGGCAAGAAGCAGATGGTCCGCCCCATGCAACTGCAGCTTGACAAGCTTAACATCAAGCACAAGAGATTGGACGCACGGTTCCGAGAGATTGTCAAGTTCGTCAGCCGTCAGTACTTTGAGCAGCTGAGCTCTCATGGCCAACAGGTGCGTGTGCTTGATCCTGGTGAAGCTGTGAATGGCAGTGATCATTTTCCTGCGCTGAACAGCCTCAACCTTGCGCATGGCGCAGGTTTCCCGTGGAGATACATGGAGGGCACCGGGCAGTTCAATGCAAAATGCGGACGTCTGCATTGTGAGGAGTGCAAGTTCGTCTACCCAAAGAAGGGCAAGTATCCGTGGGTCAACAGGAAGGGCCACCAGTTCTTCCCGATCGAGCCGATTGTGGAGGCGGCCTTGAGCGACAAAGAAGACATGTGGCCATCCTGGTACCTGGATGCACCCAAAATGGATGAGCGATTGCCGACGAAGGACGTCGAGGAGGAAGGCAAGATTCGAAGGCTTAGCGGCAGCGACTTCGCCAGCACCGTGCGTGACCGCATGATGTTTGGCGCGATGCTCAACGCTTGGCAGCAGAACAGCCCGTGCCACCTTGGCAAGATTGGCATTAATCCGATGGACGGAATTGCATGGGGAGAGCTTGGGGACGCACTGCACCTTGGAGATCCGGAGTGGGAGCACAGCTGTCTCGATGGAAAGAGTTACGGCATCAGCATCCACCCCGAGGTCGACGAGATTGTGGACGCCGACATCATCTGGTGGCACACGGTGAGAGAGGGCTATTCCCGCGAGTGGCTCGATGTGATGCCTCAGGTGCTTGCTGACCAGCGGGTTAGCATCCACATTATTGGCAATGTCGTGTACATCGTCTATCAGGGCGGTTGCGACGGCAAAGTCATGACGGCGTTCAAGAACACTGTGACTAATGAGGTGAAGTCACGTGCGTGCTTCATTTGGTGGTTGGAGCAAGAAGGTGGAGCAGAGCAGTGCTTCAAGAAGGTGGGTAAGAAGGTGACCCGCCACAACTACCACGATGCATGGGAGCGTGTGTGGACCGGAGCGTTCTTTGGTGATGACCAGGTGCAGAGTGATTGCGTTGGATATGGCGCACAGAATTTCGCTCGCATTGCGCTGGAGCAGATGCAGATGGTCTTCCGCAACTCGGACAAGAAATCGAACAACGCTGAAAACACCAAAGCCAGTGACGTGCGTTTCCTCAAGAGGGGGTTTGTGCACGACGCCGGCATCTTGTGGCGTGCCCCGCTGCAGATCGAGGTGATTAAAGAGATGTTCAACTGGAAGAGTCGCAGTGTGTCAGACCGTGATGCGCTCATCGCTGCGCTGTCGACTGCATTCACCGAGTTCTACATGCACGGGAAGAAGGTGCACACCACTGAGTGGAAGCATGTGGCGACCAAGCTGCACCATGTTCCGATGTTTGACCACGCACTTCTGGCAAAGGTGCCTGAGATCGATTGGAACTACTGCGACCACCTGTGGAGGAGTGGCGGAATGACTGTGCCCGACTACGCGTTTTGGAACGAAGCTGATCAGGCTGCGTCTACCGAGAGCGTGTCGTTCCAGGGCAAGCAACCGCCGATGGTCCACAACGAGCACATGCACCACCAGTCTGGGACACTCGGATGGCGAGGTTACGAGTTTGAAGATGAGGATGATTGGGATGCGCATGAACGTTGGATGGAGCTGCAAAAGAATGACGATTGGCGCACACATACCATCATCTGCGCGCGGGGCACGGCGCAGGACCAGAGTTATGTGCGCTGGTTCATGCAGCACTTGAGCCAAGCTGAGATCCAACAGCTCATTCAGAACGTGCCTCAGATGGTCGCACAGCTTGGCGTGGAGATCGATGAGGTCATCAATCCACAGTCGCTTGTGGAGAAAAATGAGGGTGCTTCATCTGAGGACGATGAGTACTCCCTTCCTGACAGCGACGCGAGCTTGTACGATGGTTACGACGACAGCTCTGAGCTAGATGAAGATCTTCAATGGGCATACCAGACGCGGGCGGCTTGGCGCCGTGAACGTTTGGAGCCTGAGGAGTATGCAAAAGGTGCATTGGTAGCATTGTATGCAGAATCCGAAGTCTTAACAGCTCGTGAGCCGCTGTTGAGTGCGATCTACCACAAGGAGCATCCCACAAAGGCCGTGCCGAGGCCATGGGCTCTGCTCTTCCGAGCTCTTGATGAAATCCCCAACGCAACGGAGGAAGAGGCGAGGTTCTGGTTCCAGGAGCAAATTCGTGCGCAGAGTGGCAAAGTGGAGGTCAAGACAGATGAGGCGATCTCTGAGACGACCACGAAGCGCACAGAGGGAATTTTGGAAGTGGACGAGACTGCCCCGGCGGTGACAGAGAAGGTGGAAGAGATGGAACCACCCATGCCTGCACACCTGCCAGGGCCCGAAGCCAAATTCCTCATGGAGAAGGTGTTCACCGAGGTCATTGTGCTCGATTCCTCATCAGCGGTCGGCACGCAGTTCAAGACGATCTCACACCCCGACTGGGCGTACGCTTACTCGCAAATTACGGACGTCCTTAAGAACGCTGCGCTCTGGCGCGGCGATGTCGAGGTGACAATCAGCAGCGACGGTTCGGAGTTCCACGCTGGCAGTTTTGTGGTGGCGCTGCAGCCTCACTGGGACCCGGCCTGGGACGCTACGTACATGAAGTACAAAACCAGCCAGGATCTTTCTGCTGGTTCACAGCTGCAATGCTGGATCTACCACGTGAACGAGAGGCGCCCACTCAAGATCACGATTCCGTTCGCTGGACCGAACGACTGGATGCGCACGTCGAATGAGTCGCAGGCGGGCATTGGTGGAAATTTGTACTTCTACGTGATGAGCACGGTGAGAACCGTGACTGCTACGACCACGCCGAAGGTCAATATCACGATTTCGTACCAGCTGAAGAACATCACTATCCAAGGACCATCGCTTGGAGTCAGCACCAACATCTGGCCGCAAGGGAAGCAGGGAGCAGCCGGGAGGATGGGTGCTGCAATGGGCGGTGTGATGAATGAGGAGATTGCTCGAAGCAAGGCAGCCATGAACGCCAATATCAGCAGAGCGACTGCTGACATGGCGGCGCGCATTCAATCGAACCCGATCAGCCGTCTGGCCGGGGTTGCGCTGACGCTGCCGAGCATGATTGGAGATGCGGTCGCTCTTGACAAGCCGTCGAACCTACAAATGACGCAGCCGTTCACCCCGAGGGCATGGGCCGGGCTGGCTGAAGGTGCGGGACTGGACTCGGCTGTCAAGTTGGCGATCAACCCAACGGCACGTGTATCTGCGATGCAGACAAAGTTGAACAGTGCAGAGAACGAAATGCAACTGCTGACGCTTATCACGACGCCGTTCCTCTACTCATACGCTCAGGTGACAAGCTCGGACGCTGCCAACGCAGTCATCAAAACATGGACGTTGCAACCTCTGATGTGCAAGCAAACAACGGAGACCATTTCGGCGCGAACTTGCTACGTCATGTACAACACGTACCTGAGTGCGGTCGCACAACTCTTCTACGCTTGGCGTGGGGGGTTCAATGTGATGATCGACATCGACTGCTGCAAGTCTGAGAACATGAAGCTCAAGTTCACCATTCCGCTGACCGGAACCACGGACGACACAACGGCCGCGAACCTGATGACGAAGATTGTCGACGTCAAGGGCCCAACGCGTGTCAAGTTCTACGTGCCGTTCTTTGCAAGGACAACGTATCTGCCGGTCGGTTCAGTGACGAGCAACGTGAGTGGAATACCTTCCCAAATCGGCACCACGCTTCAAATGCGCGTCTTCACCCCGATCAACAGCATGACCAGTGCTGTAGGGCCGCAGGCGCAAATCAACATGTGGGTGGCCGCAGCAAAAGACTTCAAGTTCAAGGGCTTCAAGGGCCTGGACCAAATTGTGGGTCCTGACGCTGATCTGGCGCAGATCTACTATGGTGAACAAGTCACGGAGCTGCCGACCATGGCCGTGAAAGAGAAGAAGCCCCCCAAGTACCCGGGCAAGCAAGAGGTGATCAAGCCGCAGGGCCTTGAGGAGGAAGATGACATGGACGTCCGTCGCATGTTTGACGCGGGCTTCGAGCCATTCATCGCTGGGATCCAGACCATTTCGGAAACCGGCGGTTGTTGGGCTGATGACTGCGACAACGTGAAGACGTTGTGCCACCGCTATCAAAGTTTCGCGCCAGATGAAGGAGACAGGCCGGACTATGCAGTGCACACTTCGTTCACAGACGATGACACTCTCGTCTACAATCCGTTCGCCTGGCTCACCCACATGTACACTGTGTGGAGTGGAGGCATGCGCTACAAGTTCATTGCTGAAGGCTTCGGCTATTTTGGCATCGATGCGTGTGCTCTCAAAACAGTCGGTGGACTGACCGCCCAGGACAGCTGTGGCCCAATGGCCAGCAACATCAACATGGCGGGGACGACGAGTGGTGACACCGTGACGGAGTTTGAGATACCGTACGGGAGTCTGCGTCCATTCGAATGTGTGGTGGAGCAGTATGGAGAGAGGCTGATCCTCAACACACTTGCGAATCGAATCGGGCCAACAGGGCACGGTGGGGTTGAGTGGCAGTGGTATGCGGCCGCTGACGACTGGACAATGGCGTGGCGCCGTCCTGGACTCTTCACCATCATCGCGCTCAAGCCTGCTGTCACCAAGGCAAAGCTCGACGAACATTTGCGCAACAAGCGACGTGCGCATGAGGAGAGAATCGCATTCAAGTCGCTGAATTAGACCCAATACCGGGGACGCCTGGTAGTAAGTTAACATCAAGCTTATGGTTAAAAGCAATTTTTTGTGCTCAATTCGCACTTCTACAATCCTGCGCTCTCGCGACGCGGGCGAAACGACCGCCTGCGCGGCGGCGTGTGGGAGTGAAACTGTGGTGATCGCATCGGCGGACCACAGGCGAAGAGGACACGCGTTTTCTGGTTTTCTAGTTTTATGCCCCTATCTTTTGAGAGTTTTCTTTTGTTTGCAATAGGGCGGAGAGCAGCATTTCAGTTTTAGTGTGTTTGAACGTTCATAGAAGGAGGGATACCGAACTCGGCCGGGCCGAGAGTAGGGAGTCCCAGCAATGACGTTGTGAAAAGCAGTTAAGAAAAAGTCGACTACGGTACGCCGGTTCGACGACGGGCGAAAGCTTTACGGTAATCCTGAACCTACCCGGGGGGAGGACGTAGGGAACCCGCTGTTATTTCTTTCTTGCATTCCAATAAGACGTTGCGTCGGTTGAGAATGGC